CATCACCGTTATATATATATAAAATCTTATTAGTACCGAGTGCAACATATTTCCTCCCGTCTAAATCTGCCCAACTATGTGAAGCTCTTACTGCTCCAACTAATTGTTTGTTAAGTATTTCTTGCCAGCCACCTATTTTTTCAGGCATACCATATCTAAATCTAACATAGTCACCATCTACCCATTGGTTTTCGGCTCCTGAGTCTGATGCTTGTTTATTAAATCCTGGTGCAAAGTTTACTTTTGTTAAAGGCATGCGAACATTATACACTATGAATTTTTAGGTATAAATATCGTCCATTTTAGTGTAAAAATAGAATATAAACAAAATAGAAATTAGATATCTTTATGTTAATAAATACAAATGACTATATAAAATTATATAATAATTGTTTTGAAACCAAAACTTTAGAATCAACTATTGAAGAATTAACGTCTTTAAAAGTAACTAAAACAGTAGAAGAATTTGTTCCTAGCGACCGTTGGCAGCCTCATACCTGGAGGAGTCCTAGAACAGGAAAACAAAGCACAAGAGAAAAACAAGAATTAGAATCTACTAAATTTATATCAAAAAATAATAAGTATTTTATGGATACTTTATATGAATATATCGGTAGATATATGAAAGATATAAACCATCCTTATTTAGTTTCGTGGGCTGGTTATAATTCTATAACATACCATAGATATAAAAAAGGAACCGATATGGCAGCTCACATAGATCATATTCAATCTATTTTTGATGGAACCGTAAGAGGAGTTCCTATTTTAAGTCTAGTTGGACAATTAAATGATAATTTTAAAGGCGGGGAATTTCAAATATTAGATAAAAATATAAGAATGAAAGCTGGTGATATATTAATTTTTCCATCTAATTTCTTTTTCATTCACAAAGTTAATTTAATAACTAAAGGAACTAGATTAAGCTTTGTAAGCTGGGTCTATTAAATGATTTAAAAAGAATAACAATTGTTTTTGATCTGTTTACTGTAAAAACTAAAGATAATCTATATAAACTATTTTAATAGTTTAATTGTCCAATCTAATTTAGGAAGAATATCGTTTAAATAAACTTGTTTTAATTTATTTTTCTTTATGTAATTATGTAATTCTTTTAAATCTAAAATAACCCATTCATCTTTAATCTCTAAAACCATTTTGTCTGCTTTAGTATTTGTGCTTCCTTTTTGAGCAAGATCACCATTAGAAAGACTAAACATATCTCTAACATCAAATTTATAAAAAGCATTTTGTCCTTTTATTATTCCAGCAATATTCCAAGATGTCTTTTCTTTTGGGTATTCTATTGCTGTTAAATACTTGGAAAATCTTTCTAATATGTACATTGACTTATTATATATGATATATTATTTAACTATTAAAAGAAATAATATGGTTTTAAATGAATATTTTTGGTTTTTTGAAAAAGCACTTCCTCACAAATTTTGTGATGAAATTATTACTTATGGAAAATCTAAATATGAAAAAAATCCAGCTACAATAGGAGATGTTCCTTACGAAGGAAGAGATTTTGATAAAAATCCTCTTTCTACAAAAGAAATTAATTCTATTAAAAAATCCAGAAATTCTAAAGTTGCTTGGTTAAATGAACCTTGGATATATAAAGAAATCTATCCATTTATAAATACTGCAAATAAAAATGCAGGATGGAATTTTAAATGGGATAATTCAGAATATGCACAATTTACAACATATGAAATTGGACAATATTATGATTGGCATCAAGATGCTTTTGCTTTACCTTTTAATAAACCTAATTCACCAGAACATAATAAAATAAGAAAATTATCTGTTACTTGTTCTTTGTCAGACTCAAGTGAATATAAAGGAGGAGAATTAGAATTTAATTTTAATGATCCTTTAAAATCAAAAAAAGAAAATTTTAGAAAATGTACTGAAATATTACCAAAAGGTTCTATAGTAGTTTTTCCAAGTTTTGTGTATCACAGAGTTTGTCCAGTAATTCAAGGAACTAGACATTCATTAGTTATTTGGAATATAGGAAATCCTTATGAATAAAAATGTAATTAAAAATTTTAAAAATAATAAATACGTAGTAGTTAATAAAGTAGTTTCTAAAGAAACTATAGATTTTATATATAATTATTTTTTATTAAAAAGAGAAGTAGTTGGTAATTTCTTTGAAACAAAATATATTTCTCCTTTTACAAAAGATTGGGGATCTTGGGAAGATCCTCAAGTTCCAAATACCTATTCTCATTATGCAGATATTGCTATGGAAACATTATTAGTTAAATTAATGCCTGATGTAGAAAAAATAACTAATTTAAAATTAAATCCAAACTATTCATATGCAAGAATTTATAAAAAAGGAGATGTTTTACATAGACACAAAGACAGATTTAGTTGTGAAATATCTACCACTCTAAACTTGGGCGGTGATCCGTGGCCAATTTACATTGATCCAACTGGTTCTGACAACATAGTTGATTATGATAGAAAAATAATAAAACAAGATGCTCCAAAAGGGTTGAAAGTAGACCTAAACCCAGGTGATATGTTGATATATAGAGGAATGGAGTTAGAACATTGGAGGGAACCTTTTACTGGAGAAAATTGTGCTCAAGTTTTTTTACACTACAATAATTTACAAACTCCTGGAGCTAATGAAAATATTTATGACAGAAGACCAGGAGTAGGTTTTCCAGATTACTTTAAAAAAAAATAAGGAGATAATATGAGTTATGCATTAGAACAAGAAATCTTAAAATTAAAAAAAGAAATTAAAAAACTTGAATTTGAAATTCAAGAATTAAAAGATAAACATACTATGGAAAGATTAGTAAAAGAATCTGAGGTGCAATTAAACGCAACTCAAAAAACAATTATTGAAAAATATGAACTACAGATACAGACCTTAGTAAAAATAAATGAAGATTACGCAAATATAATTGCAAATTTACGTCAAGAATTAAAAAATAAATTATTTATATATTAATGATTAAAATAGAAGAAAAAAAAGAAAGTTTAAAAAAAATGTCTATTTGTCTTAAATGTGAACATTTAATACCTTTATTAAAAGTTTGCAAAATTTGTAAATGTGTAATGCCTTTAAAAGTTAAATTAAAAGAAGCTTCTTGTCCTAAAAATAAATGGTAAAATATTAAGTAGGTAAATTAAGACCGTTTACATCAATATCAAGATCTGGATTTAACCTCCATTCTTGTATGTTTTCATCCCAAACAAAATATGACTCATAATACTCAGGTAAATTATGTTGATCGGTAAATGAAACAGGTGCTTTCCAATGATTTTTTTCATCCAAAACCCAAGAAGGGTAAGGTTTTTCTGCAATAAATTTATCTGTAGCTTCATCGTATGTTTCACCTGGTCTTGGACAATGACCTCTAAAATTATCATTATAAGAAACTTGAATCCATTTTACTCCTTCATTAGAAAAAGGAATTACTTTTTCTAAATGTTTTGCTGCTTGTTCAGATAAATCTCCGCCATTATTAGCTACATCTTGATTACAAGTGTAAACGATTCTTAAAACTTTATTATTAGAATTTAATTCTGCGAAATTTGCCATAATATTATTTGTTTACTATAGTTCCTGAAACAGTGAAAATAGCAACTTTATTTCCATCAGGTGCTGTAACCACTGTATTAGTTCCTGGTGTTACTGTAAATTTTGCTGATGATGGAGCATTAATTACTACTATTCCTGATCCTCCTCCAGTTCCTGGACCAGCTCCACCGACTCCACCTCCCGTATTTACTGTTCCTGGTGTAGCGGATACTCCACTTCCTCCTGGACTTCCACAAGAACAAACATTTAAATATTGTCCTCTTCCACCACCTCCAACTGACGGAGGGTTTGTGCCAGAAGGGTTTCCACAAGTTCCGTGAGAATAACCTGCTCCGCCTCCTGCAAAATATCTTAATGTTGGACTTGGCCCTGGTGTTCCATAAGAATTTGGTACAAAAGTATCTGGTATTCCTGCTCCTATACCACCTGCTCCTCCTGGACCCCCTGGGTTATTTGAACAACTTCCATTTCCTCCTGGACCACCTGCTCCACCGCCGCCTCCGCTGTTTTCTACACAAGGTGTCCCTGGTTCACAACCAACACCTCCAGGATTTCCTTCTGGTGGACTATATCCACCAGCATTTCCTGGAAGTCCTGATGTTCCAGGATTTCCATATTTAGCACCTCCTGATCCTCCTGAACCTGGGGCTTGAGTGGTAGCACTAGTTGGTCTCCCACCTTTAGTGGAAGTTATAGTAGAAAAAGAAGAATCTGTATCTGTACTTCCAACTGTTACAGGATAAACTTCGCCACCATTCATTGTAATTTGTGTTCCACCTGGAAAAGAAGTTCTATAACCTCCTGCACCTCCAGCAGTGGCACCTCCAGCATTTCCACCACCACCAGCTACAACTAAATAATGTACGTCAACTGGTGCTGCACCTCCACGGCCATATCCACCTTTGGATCCTGCTCCGAATGTTCCTATTAAAGGCATCTTTTTATAATCCTCCTATTATGCAAACTGTGTTTGCGATGCTAATACTGTAAAAGTAGATGCTGCAGTTTTAATTGCAGTGTATGTGTAAGCATCTGTAGAGTTAGCGTTACCTGCTGTAGGAGCAGTTCCGCCTTGCCATACAGGAGTTACAGTAACTCCATCAACTTGTACTGTTGAATTATAATAAGCAGTACCACCTTGTGCAGTTAAGAAAGCAACAGTTTGAGATTCTCCAGTATCCATAATTGAATCTAGAGAGTTAGAACTATCTCCTCTTAAATTAACAGTAAAGTCAGCTGTAGCATCAGTTGTGTAATTTAACACAGCTTGAGTAATAACATCATAGTTAATAGTTCCAGTAGCCGCAGTTGCTGAAGTTGTTACTTTTTCAGCAGTTGCATTAATTTTACCTAAACCATTAAGTGTAGTTCTTCCAATTCCTTTTGGAGTTAAATTTAAATCGATATTAGTATCACCGCCTGTTGCTGATACATTTGGAGCATTTCCAGTTGCAGCATTTGTTACTGTTAATTCGTTAACAGCAGATGCAGTTGTAGCAAATTTAATTTGCTCTAAACCGTTTTCATCTCCAATGAAGTTTCCGTTATCTATTAAAATATTGTTTCCATTAGCGTCTAAGTTACCACCTAATTGAGGTGTAGTATCTTCAACAA